CTGGTGTTGGAGGCCATACTGGTTGCCCCAGCGCTGGCTAATGTTGAACAATCAACAGTATGAATCTGCCGACAAGCAGGCGCCGTTGAGGTGAGCGTCTGGTCAACAGCATTCATCCTGCTGCTCACGATGGTTCCGTCAAAATTGACTCGTGGTCTTGGAACTCGAGGTTGTGGTCTAAGTACTGGGTTACGTAATGCTCCAGACATATTATAATTGGAGCGGGCCGTTCTAGATTTCCGTACCATAGTAAAGTATGGGGCTGTGTGTTTGCTTGGAGCTAATACAGTTGAAATGAGTGTGGTTAATACCCAGCGGGCCCGTGCTGAGTTGTGAATACATCATTTCAAGTGTGATTTGCGCCGAAAAGGGCAACTTGAAAGCCCGTCGAAAGCTTTCTCGCGCCTCTGGCGTGACTGGTTTCGGGTCGCGTTGAACTAAATGACTCAGCCTAAAGAATCCGGAAGACTGGAAGAGGGTCCACTTAGCGGCCCTACTCTTCGCGTGTCCAAATTTCCTAAGCCAAGTATAAAACTCTTGGTAGACAGGTAGGCCAGCGGTTAAACTGATTCCTCCATCACCAATTGCACGTAGCCACGATTCCACTTGCATCTGTCCTGTGGTGCACACGATATCCTTGGCCAAAGCTACAAGGTTGCGCACCATACGCCATTCAACTCCATCGTAAACCGGGTGCATTTGGCAAAACTCAATTTCCTCCAAAAGAAAAACTGTAGGTTCTATCTTCATGGAGAAACCAAGTTTCCCAAACCACATGGGTACAGCATCACGGAACTTGAGTTCATCCTCCTTATCCATGATCACAACGATGTCATCACCATTGTCCAGTGCCTCATGAGTTATATTGAGGTCTTTACAAAGTGAATACACCATGGCAACCATGAGTAAACAGTTACCGAGTGCTGTGTCCATATCTCCACTCATACGTCTTCCGTCCACGGAATATTTAACAAACCCATCCTTACAAGATGCTGTTCCCTTATTGACCAACATCATATTCAGCATAGACTTAAATTCAGGGTCATCACAAAATTTTGAATAAATCTTATGTGACCACTGAAGTGCTTGAACTGAAACGTGTTGGTCGAATCGTGAGGCATCTAAGGAAATAGCACAGGGTTGTTTAAACATTTCCCATTTACATTTCAATATGTCGCCAGTTTGATAAACGTTGAACCCTTTTGCCACACTTGGATAGTGGTAAAGTCGGTTCAGACGCTTATAAACCAGTTTTTCTAAAGGTTTAATGAATCTGCCTATGGCAGCATTGAAACGTGGGTTACGCGGCTGGATGACCCGGGGAGCTGGGTCTACTTTCTTACTGAAGTTGAT